TTATTTAGGGTCTTCATGGATACTGTCCTCGCGGAATTTTTTAAGCTCGTCCAATTTCTTTTCAATTTCCGTTTTATCGATTTGTAGTTTCAGTTTTTCAATCTTCTCCTCAATTTCTTTTGGGAAAGCGCCTGTTTCTTTTTTAATGGCCTCAAATTCAGCGAGTTTTTTCCGAATATCGTCGAAGCCACTGTCATCTGCGTCATAATGAAAAAGCTCGGCTACCAGTTCGGTGGGCTTACAAGGTGCGTATCCTAAAGTCTGAAAAATTTGAATCGCTTCTTTCATGACACGGAACGCAAGAAACTCCGCTTGAGCCTTCTCACCTATAGAACTATCTTTGGCCCGAGCGAGCTTCATAAGATGCGCTTCATGGACTTGAACCTTCTGCCAAAACTCACCGATCATTTCTTTTGCAAAATCAACACTTGGAAGAAGAGCGTTTTTTCTTCGAATTTCCTCCATATCGCGCCGGATCGTCTTGTCGCTCACTTTAAAAAGCTGGGCAAGCGACGTAGGCGTGTAACCCTCCAAAAAAAGCGCCTCCACGCAAAGCTGCCTCATGGCTTTTGACAAAGTGCCTGCGTCAAGCGTGTTACTTTGGATTCCGCTTAAAACCGCGTGGACGGAAATCTGATCTAATTCTTCGTTATGCGCTTTCATGATGAAACCTCCTTTAAATACTTGTCTCTGATTTCTTTTGAGACTTTTTCTTTTCCAACGAATGCAGTGTACCGAAGAATTATTCCATCGATGTACTTGGGTTCTATCTCGGTGCCGTAACAACGACGACCAAGGCTTTCAGCGGCGATCAGAGTAGACCCGCTGCCAAGGAAGCCGTCGAACACAACATCTTCCCTCTTTGAGCTATTGCGAATGGCTCTAGTAGGAATCTCAACACTCTTTTGCGTCGGATGAATTAGAGTGGATGCCTTATCTCGGGCGATTTCCCACAGATTTGTCTCATTCGTGGGGCCATACCACTTGTGGGGACCGTTTTTAAGCCAAGAAAATAAGCAAAATTCGGTCTGTTGGTTGAAATCGCCGTACGAAATCGCGAAAGTCGGCTTCGCCCACGTGATCACGGTCGATACGTGGAATCCAAGCTCCTTGAGCACCTGGTGCATAAAATAAAATTTGGCGTGCCCATTCCAGAGGTACGCTGAAGCGCCCGGTTTAAGATGAGGTCGTATATTGCTTAGAACGCCCCTAATCCAGTCCTCATAATCCTTTTCACTTAAATCATCCTTATACAATTTTTCCCAGCGTTTAGATTTTTTTGGGCGCGACTCAAGGTCCGGACGGTTCTGCGATAAATATTTGCAGCCATACGGGGGGTCACTATGAATGAGAGCTATTTTCCGATTCTGCATGAGCATATTTAAATCATCCGTACTTGCCGAATCGCCGTACATGATGCGGTGAGGCCCAAGATTTATCACATCTCCTTTTTTAGTAATCGGCTCCTTTATGGATTCAACGGTCTTATCGAAATCAAAATCGTCTTCCTCGGATTTTTTGAGGTGCCTGTCCAGAATTTCCGAGACTTCTGGTAAAGAAAAACCGGTGAGCTCAATATTGAAATCAGGTATGTGCGACATTTCGTCAAGAATAATGGCTAACCGGTTAAAGTCCCATCTCCCAACGGCCTTATTGAGCAATAAGTTTAATTGGATCTCTTTCTCAAGTGGCAAATTTACGACGCTGACGTAAACTTCTTTCACCCCTCTGTTCTTTAAAACGTTCCTTCTTTGGTGTCCGGATACAAGGCATCCTGTCTGTTCGTTAAAAACAAGCGGATCTACTAGCCCAAACTCATCTATTGAATTTTCAATTTACCTGTATTCAAGGTCTGTTTCCTTGAGTTCAATTCTCGGGTTGTACTCTGCTGGCTTTAAATCATCGATATTCATTTTTTTAATGTTCATCTTAGCTCTCCGTTGTTATTGCAAACTGGACATTTCAAACCCGTCCATTCGCCGTTTTGTAGTTGCGCGAAATTAATATTGTTAGTTGTGACTCGCATAGTAGACTTACAGACATTGCACTTTGTCCAGCGTCTGACTACCGTTTCCCCAGTATCTGGGTCCTTTCCCATCTCCATAGATCCTCCGCATCTTTTTGATTTCATTGTTTTTGGGCACAAAAAAAGACAGACCGGCTCCTTAGGTATATTTGTTTTATCCTAAGGAACCGGTCGGTCTTCTGATCAGTTCAGTTGTTCGTCATCCAAACGAACGTATCTAATCTACTCCAAGCATATCACGATGTCAATGCAGATATTTTTGGCTCAAAAAAATATGGTTAACGAAAATGACCCTAAATGTATAGTGGTACACTGGCGATTCAATTAATTCAGCGTGTGTTCAATAAACCTGAATTAATCGGGCTCTTGCTGTCATTAAAAGTGTATTTCTCGACCTTGCCATCCTTCCCGATCAGGACTGTCAGCATCTGCTGATCCATGTCCATGCCACCGGCAAGAAGACCCACGACTGGGATGAAGTTCTGAGCCCTATTTTTTACCTTCGTGTATTGGTAAACCATTAAAGTCTTTCCATCAGATCCTAGCGTCTTCTGCCAAGGGCTTCCCAATATGTCGACAACCTCTTTCTCTGTAGTAATACCCTCTTTGATCTGCTGGACCTTATCGGTTTCGATGCGCGTGCCTGTCGTGGCACATCCACACATAAATAGCGCTATCAAAAAAACGCCTAGTCCTCTTTTCATATATTCTCCTTTCATTTATTACCACCTTCCCCAAAGAAATCCTTCTATAACCCCAGAAGATCCCATCGGTCCTTAAATTCTTCCTTTTTATCTTTAAAGATCCTCATCTTGCTGTCCTTGTGGACACGACCCTTTTTCCCGGGGGTTAGAAGCCATTTGGCGTGGCCTTCTTTTGTCTTTTTAGCTATGTGCTTACTGGGGACAACAAAATATTCTGGCTTTGACTTATTCTTATTGAGGCACACAAAGACATAAAAAAGGTTCTTCGCGTAGTAGTCTTCGACCTTCTGGTTTAAGAGCCACCTTCTGTCATGGCCGAAAGATGTTTTAACCTGTATGCCCACGGATCGCGTGGCATCAGAATTGGAGCAGAGGACGTCAACGCCCTTGGAGTTTCTTAAGGTAATGGAAGCTATATACCCTTTGCTTGAAAGCTCGGCGGCAACATAGTATTCGCCAGCCACCCCTGCCAGAATTGCGCTTGGCCTTGCATCAATCCGCACCTTTTCAGCTTCTCCCATAGACCTCTCCCTTAAGAAGAGGATGTTAGCTCTTGGGCTTGGATATATCAACTTAAAAAGGCCACTTGGGTGGTGGCAGTTGGAAGGCGTGAGATTTAGGATAATCTCATGCGAAAGTACCCTGAAATACGCTATAAATTCGGCAGGAGACTGCGCCAGCTAAGGAAAAGAAACGACTGGACCCAAGAAGACCTGGCCGATCATGCCGATACCGCCTATAAGCACATTCAGCGCTTGGAAGGCAAAACTCCTTCGCCGGTTAAAATCGACACCATTGAAAAGCTGGCTAAAGCCTTCAAGATGAGCTGCTCCAAGCTTCTGGATTTCTAAAGAAGCTTTTCTACTTCCCAATACCCTTGATATCCAGCCAAACCTATGGCCGTATAGTGCCAATTGGAGGGCAATATGGCCAAGAAAAGCGCTCGATACAGGCTTGGACGAGGGGTTAAGAAGTTACGGAAAGGCTACTTCTGGACGCAGGAGAAGCTGGCCAAGCGTGCAGGGATTTCAAGAAGCTATCTTCAGAAAATTGAGGGGAAAAACCCGCCAAACGTGACAGTCGATACTATCAAGAAGCTTGCAGATGCTTTTAAGCGGGGAATGCCAGATCTTTTATAAATAAATCGAATATGCCTTACGCCGGTGGGTCATAGGCTGTAAAAAACTTTGGCCCATTTAAATGAATCATGTGGTCAGGATTGTCAGAAAGCCAGACCTCCGTTTCCCAGGCAACATTATCAATATGCTTCTTGAATTGCCTCAAATCGGGAAACGCGCTTAAATATATTCTCTGCGACTTACAATTTTTCAATGTTTGTTCAAGTTCAACCTGCCGCTTCGGTGACATCGGACCATGCGCAGTTACGGCTTCAATCAAAATAAGATGATTTTTCTTCCTATTATATAAAACTATATCAGGCAGCTTGTCATGCTGGGTAATAGGAATATTTAATTTCTTAAACGCCTCTTCCTTAACAAAAAGCATCTTCCGAGCGGTATCGCCGACGTATAGCACCTCGGAGTCTGGGCAAAAGCGTGGTCTGAATTCCTCGATAACCTGTACCTGCAACTCATTATGTTTTCCGGGAGAAAAAGCAATCGACGTTCCTCCCGGTACATTCATAGTTATCAGATTTGCTTTTTTACGCTTCGCATACCTATCAATAAGTTTGCCTTTATTTTTGGTAAATTTATTGACGGCGGATTGCCACCGAGAAGTTTCAAATTTTGAAATTGCTTCAACGATCTCTGTCGTCGCCATATAAACATTTTTGGGGCTATTGGTTGATCGACTTGGATCATCGGGGTTTCTATCAGCTATGCCTGCTTGCTCGAATTGGTGGAGTGTTTGCCTTCTAAAAGTCTCCCGAGAATTTTCAGCATAAGTTTTTTTATATTCTTTTTTTGCAAATTTGAGAATATCGTGTATTCTTATCATTCTTTGCTCGGCTTGAGCCCACCTTTTATTTTTTCCAAGATTCAGCAAGGCAAGCAAGGTTAAGGCAGATCGGTCGTTTTGCTGCCCTCGTGGCATTCCAAGCATTGATAAAATCGCGATTCCTTCTTTAACTTTTCTCATACAATCTCTCAATAATTCGGTTATCCATACCAATGATATCCGCCACGATACTATCCATCTCAAAACCGATTTCTGGTTTCCTGACTCTCACTACGTTCCCAATTTCTTCTATTAAATCAAGCGAAGGAAATGGCAACACTCTTAAATCCGAGGCATTGACCTGGGTATTCCCATTCAAACATCTAAAATATTCATCCACTATGGCAGTATTAAGAAGCGCCGCCATACCAACGGTTTCATCTGACGACATGTTCCCCCGTCGCCGGTAGAGATAATTGACGTGATTCTCAATGCCAATGGTTGGCGATTTGATCTCATGGGCAAAGAGAACCCCCGCGTAAAGTCTCCGTTCCTGTTCCTTTGAGCTAAAACGCTTTATCAAAACATAGTTTCTCGCAGGCAGCAATAATGACTCAGAATCTTTGGTAAGCCGGACTCCTGTCTGCTTCCCATTTTTTTCGAGCGGCCAAACCACTTTCATTCCCTGAATGTTATGCATCCAAATCAAAGGGGCGGTCTTCTTTGTATCCACGAAGTCTATCAACAATGCTTTGGCACGGAAATCGACAACAGGCCCAGTAGAAACCTCCAAACCGAGATCATGTAATGTGTATTTCCAATCTTTAACCGCATGTTGGATTTGAATATGAAGCTGCGATGTCGGAATTTTTATTAAAGTATCTTCGTTCATTTCATGGAAAATCTCTCTGCGGGCAACTCGGTGTCCCCTTACATCTTCAAATGACTGATTTTTGCTGATGGTAATATCTACAGAAGATGTTTTGTCTTTAGAAGATTGAGGTCTAGTTTTAAAAATGATATTTTCCTGTAAAACCCCTTCCTGATCGAACACGTCCTTTCTTGATCCAAACATATGGATACGCGAGAAGGAAACATTTTTAAGAAACCATGCGCGAAATTTCTTATAATAGAGCCCTGAACAAAAACTCCTTGGCGTGATAAAAACCATCTCCCCATCTAACCGTAGAAGCCGAAGAGACAACGCCATGAAGAGCGCGTAAACATTTGGGTGCCCCAAATCAAGCCCCTTCATGGTTTTCGCGTGTACGGAATCGGCGTTCAACTTATAGTAAGGAGGGTTAGAAATCACATAGTCAAACATTGGGCGCTTATCAGCCCATAACGAAAGCTCTTCACTATCAAAGAATCTGGCGTTTTTTAGGATAAAATCATCCTCTATAACGTTAATACTAACTTCGTGCCCCTTTTCTTTCAAAGTTGATCTACACTTTTGTAGCACCTTCTTGAGACAAGGAATTATCAAAGGATCATTTTCATAAATATCAATATTCAATTCAATATTTGTTTTCAAGTGTAAAACGCGGTCACAGAATGCCGCGGTCAACATACCGGCGCCCGCTCCAGGGTCGAGCAACCTGATCCGCTGGCCTTTTATATCGAACAAACCAACCATGAAACGGGCAACTTCTTTTGGGGTAAAAAACTGGCCTTTGGTTTTTCTTTGCTCAGAATCGCTAATCTGAATATGCTGAGCCGCCAAATTTTCCGCATAATCTACTAGAGATTCTTGCCCAAGTTTTTCCTGATTTTGAATGAAGCTGATGTTTAAACTTTTAGATTCTTGCAGTGTTTTCATATTGTAAAAAAATTAATCAAAATACTAGCCAGTCTGACCCCAGAACCGATTTCATCTTAGCCTTAATTGCTTCGTTTTCAGTTCTGTCTATTGATTGTTCTATAGTAGTTTTGTAGCTCTCTCTAAGTCTCTTTGGTATCTTTTGAAAATCGCCATAAAATACATTTATCAAATCGCATGCCAAATCTTTTGATTCGTCGGAATCCCCATTAAATAAGTGGGTAAACAATCCGTAAATTTCTGAATCTGGATACACCTTATCGGACTTTAGCCGATTAACAATAGTAAACCGATTCCTTGTGACACTCGAGGTTTCGTCTTGGGCTTTGACTCGCGTGATACTTTTCTCGGCAATTTCCTTTTTAAAATCAGCATCTAGTTGTTTATGCAAACTATCCAAAACCTGAGAAAAGAAAGTCCATGCTCGCTCGTCAAGACTAACGCCAACCGCGTACTTATCGATCAAATCTAACTTTTCTTCTTTGGAAGCCAACTTAGAAAACTGCTCTTCAATCTTTTTCAACAACATAGAAGTATTCGCACCAGAGAATGCGGTTGAACCTAAATAACTTCCGCATAATACCACCTGTTTTTCTAAATTAAAGTCATCGTATCTGGCAACAAGTGCATTAAAAGCTAATTGATGGTTACGGTTCGGCTGAAATTGTAATTCAATTGCCTCCAGTAACGCCGCAATACAAACTCCGCCCATTTGCTTAGCTTTATCTGCGCAAAACAAAAGACTCCTTAAAACTCTCGCACTATCGTCAGCTCCATCCAAGGTCTTGACCAAATTAGTTGCTGAGCGCACTAGGCCTTCTTGGGATGCGGTGGATATATCTTCAATTTTAAGGAGAGGTAGTGTGATATCGATCTGTTCAATCCCCCAGGCAGCAATATCTTTATTTGCGTTGGTCAAATAAGGCAACAAAATCACCAAGAACGCATCCCTGGTCGTCGCATCGTAATGGTCGAAATATGATCGCACTAGGCTTAGTAAGTCGGACTTTTGGTTAAGCGTCAAAGAAACTGTATTAGCTTGAAGTATCCCGGAAGCGTTGAGGCTAGCGACTAATTGATTCTTATTTTCTGAGAATGCTACTACCTTATCGGATACTGATTTCAGAAAAACAAAGCCTTCGTTATTTGGAAATTTTTGTAAAGCATATAAATTTGGGTCACTTAACTCTTTTACAAATACGCTGCAAATATCGGTTTTGATTTTTTGACTTAGAATTCTTTCATTTTCAAGAAAGAAACTAAAAGCCGCACGACTATATTCTGCTTGAGAGGCTAGGCTCACCTTCTGAACCAAATAAGACAAAATCGATTCCAGAGATTCTACAGACAGTCGACCATCGGAATATTTAATGACGTATTCTATGCCTACCTGAAAGTTTTCTTCGCTGTATTCATCAAATATCTTTTTAGGTAGCGTAGTGACTATGGAAGACAGCCCTTGTACGGGTTTTAACTCGCTATGCGCGGAAACGCGATCAATAGCATCAAGCAGGCTTCTTAGTTCATCTCCATCAACAGAACTAATTTCTAAGATCAGTGCCCCTATCAACGAATCAACACAGTCGGCGGGAATATCTTTCACGCATTTTTTTACCCTGTCTAATATCGCAAAATAGTAGGTTTTCGTTGGGAGAAGCTTTGTAAATGAGGCAATCCTGTCTTTGATTCTATTTTGGGTTGTCAATAAAATATCATCTATAATGTCAAACGCGGATATAGCAGTTTGTAATTGCGTTTTTTCTTCATCCGTCAGCTCTCTGCCATCTCTATCAAAATCAGCTATCACATCACATATTTCTTGAATCCTTGCCGCAGAAATAAATTTACTCAAAGCCTGCTTTCTTCCCGCTTGCTCAATAACCAAATTAGCGACATCCGTTATAGACAGCCAAACCAGTTCCTTATTGGCCTCCACTGGCTTATTCCGATCAATATAATTCTGCACCTTTTGGATAACAACGGGATCGGTGAGAAGAAACTCGTATTTTAATATCGCACGAACTAACTTATGGGCTAATTCTATTTGGGATGTCTTGTTAAGAGTATCAACAAATGTCCCGATTACTTCTTGCTGCGTAGATTTAGAATGCCAGAGATGCTGAAGCACATACATCACACCTTCTAAATTGAACTCTTCGACCCATTTTTCATTAGTCCTAACAAAATCATGAAACTTAGCCATGATTCGAACGGAAAGGTTACCAAGCGCTAGATTATCAGGCACAGATTCCACAACATCAAAAATAGTCTTTAGGCCATTTTTCTTTTCTCTAGAAATTTTTAGCCTGTTTAGCAGATCCACAATCACTTCAAAGTGCGCAACCTGACGCTCTACATCTTTATTTTCGAGGATCATTTGTTTAACTTTTTCAGATTGACCAGTTTTGAAAAAGTGATAGAGGTCTTTCTGGCGGTCGCTTTTCAAGCTTGAACTATTTTTATCAGCATCCAAATATACAAACGGGGTAAAATCGTCAACATCTCTAATAAATTCAGTCACGCCATTCAAAAAATAAATAAATTTGGCAAAGTCTGGAAAACTTTTGGCCTCTTGAATAATTTTCTGATGGTATTCTTCTCCAAATTCGGCTTTTCCATCCTCAGTGAGATATTTTAGGAGCTCATTGTCCCGAAGCAATAAATCGTAAATTGGCGAGTAGTCGTTCTTGATGACTGTAAAAACCGCCAGAGCAGGAAGCTGGCTTGAAACATCGCCAGCGCGTAACTTGGAAGAAACCGATTCTTCTCTCTTAAGAATTGTTTCAAAATCAAACGCGAAGTTATTTATTAAGGATATAGCTTTCCTAGGATTGACGACACCTGGGTGAATAAGAACCTCCAAAATATCGTCAACGTTTTCTAATTTCAAGAGATCGTTTTTTTGAAGAGAGAGAATTTCTTTAGCATAATCACGCATGTTTTGATGGATAAAAGGAGGTATTCTAAGGGTGTATTGGAAAAACTTATTCAAATAGTCGCTGGCATTCCCATCTTTAAGAAGCTCTTTTCTTTTTGATTCAACTACCCTTTTTATAACCTCATCATCGCAGGCAATGATGAACACGCATGTTTTGACATCCAGATAAGTCTTGATGGTCTCAAGAGCCTCGACCACTTTGTCGTCGGGGCAACGATCTAAGTCATCAATAAATATTATTTTGATGATTTCTTCAGTGTCTTTGACTTGACGGATAAATTCTTCTTCGAATTGCTCGTCTGAATCGTACTTATCAAAGGAAATTTCAATCTTGGCATTATTAACCGCCTTGCAAATATATGCCCAAGCAGATGGCAATTGGAAAATAAGAAAAGCACACAGAAGAGAGAAAAAATCACTAAATGAGTGAACCCATTGAAATTTGAGATTAAAAAGAAAGACCGCGGCAACAAAAGCAGCGAATACTCCAATGCCCAGTTTAATCCATTTAGTCGGCTTGTTCTTATTCCAGTTCAGTAACTCCCTTACAAGATAATCGGGGGCTGATAATAGGGAGTGCTGAAAAACCCTTTGGCCTCTGACTTTAACATTGAGTTCGTCTAGCTTGTTTTCGCCTAATAAGGACCGGCCAATTGTGAATATAAATTTGCGTTTTATGGCCTCTTTTGAGAACTTCCAAATTTTAAACTCAATAAATTCGTACTTTTTTTGATGGCCATTATTCTTATTCCATAAATCCAGTTCTTTTCGGAACAGGTTAACAACCGTTGATTTCCCTACTCCCCATTTTCCAAAGATGCCTATGTTAAAAGGAGTGCGGTCTTCGGTCAGAGTCTTATCTTGAATAATCCGCCATAGAATTTCGGAAAAATCCTGGTGATCGAATTTGTCCTCATCGGCAACTCGATCAACCAAGTATAAATTAGAGAAATCTGAGAGTTTTAAATTTTGTGGCATTTGGTTAATAAATATATGGTTCTATTCTACCACGCGTGTAAATTCAGTGCCTTTTTAAAGTTGTTAAGTTTCTCTGAATCGTCCCATAGCCGTCTCGCTATTACCCCTTGCTATCTCTCGAAACGTATGGCCCTATGCAGTCAAGAAAGAGAGGATGGCATGGGCAACGAAATAGCCCAGAAAATTGAAGCCCTAAAAGAGTCGCCTTTGAAGGCCTTACAAGCGGCCTACACCGAGCATTTCCCAGACAAAAAGGCCTCCAATAACCGTACCTATTTATGGCGTAGAGTGGCGTATAGAATTCAGGAGGCTGAATATGGCGTATTACCTGCCAGGGCGAAGGCCAAGCTGAAAGCACTTATGGACGCCTATGATCCCGTGAACAATGCGGCCCTCAAGCCCCAAGTGGCCTCATCTGGCTTCCTCCCCAAAAGAGACCGGCGACTTCCCCTTCCCGGTACGATCATCACAAAAGATTATAAAAACACGAAAATCCAAGTGAAGGCGCTGGACAAGGGCTTTGAATATAGCGGCAAAATTTATAAGTCCCTCACGGCAATCGCGAAAGAGATCACAGGGGCACATTGGAACGGGTTCTTGTTTTTTAACCTATGAAAACTGACACTGAAGAAAAGAAAATAATCCGATGCGCGATCTACACGCGCAAGTCCACAAGTGAAGGATTAGACCAAGACTTCACTTCCCTCGACAATCAAAGGGAATCGGCCGAAAGCTACATTCAAAGCCAAAAGAGCCAGGGCTGGATAGCCCTACCAGACCAGTACAATGATGGTGGCTTCACCGGTGCCAACATCGACCGCCCCGCCCTTCAGAAGCTCACAGATGACATTAAGGCAGGAAAAGTCGACTGCGTCATCGTGTATAAGGTAGATCGGCTTTCGAGATCCCTTATCGACTTTGTGAAGCTTCTCCAGTTCTTTGAAGAGAGCAAGGTTACTTTTGTCTCCGTCACGCAACATTTCAACACCCAGACTTCGATGGGTCGCCTGACACTCAACATCCTTCTCTCCTTCGCCCAGTTTGAGCGAGAGATCATCAGCGAACGAACCAAAGACAAATTAGGCGCGGCGCGAAAGAAAGGTAGATGGGCCGGAGGGTTACCATCTCTCGGATACGACATCGACAGGGCAAATAAGAAACTCGTGATCAACCCCGAGGAAGCCAAAATAATCCGGCTAATGTTCGATCTCTACATCCAGGAGAAATCACTTCGAACAGTGGCACGGCTCTTAAATGAGCAGGGCCTGAACACCAAGGCCCGGATCTACAAAGGCAAACCTTCCGGGGCCGTGAAGTTCAAAAACACGAATATCCAATGGATGGTCCGCAACTGGATATACGCCGGAAAAGTCTTTCACCAGGGCCAAGCTTACCAAGGGCTTCACGAAGCCATCGTCTCTGAAGAGATCTTTCTCCAGGCAAATGAAATCCTGACAGGCAACAGGCTTGAGCGAGGTTCTTCGACAAACACAAAGAGCATCGGTATTTTAAGTGGCTTGTTTCGCTGTAAAGAGTGTGGTGTGGCCATGTGCCACACGTATTCCCAAAAAGGCAAGTTCAGGTACCTCTATTATGTGTGCCTTAACGCCATCAAACGCGGCCACAGTAATTGCCCCACGCGATCCGTCAGCGCCGATAAGATTGAAAACGTGGTCTTGGGCATCCTTCGAAAATTAAGCCAAGAACCAAAGCTTAAGGAAAAGGCCTGGAAGGAACTCGCCCTGGAAGAAAAAGTTGAAGCGGTCAAGGCTTTGCTTAAAGGAATCGATTATAGCGCCAAGGACGCGATCCTCGGCCTTGTGCTCCACAAGGACAGCGAACGGCGCGAATACACGGTCGAATTAAAAGACCTGAAACACATAAAGGCCACGAAAAAAGAAGCTATCAAGGAAGAGCCGAAACTTCGCCAGAATCTGGCCCTGGCTCACCAGATCCAAGACCTTCTGGATACCGGCAAAATAAACGACGTGAAGCAGCTTACAGGCCACCTTAACATGATCCACGTGCGCATCAACCAGATCATGGGCATGGCGCTTCTTGCGCCCAAGATCCAGGAGGACATTCTCCTCTCCAGCGACAAAGCGATCTTCCAAGTGCCAGAGTACAAGATGAACGAGCTCGTCAGAGAGGCCGACTGGGATAAACAAACCAAAAGCTGGCAAGCGCTTCTCGCTGAATACGCCGACCCAAGCCCAAAAACTGAGACACCCTCTCCCCTTTTAGCTTAGAATTTCCTATTTCATGCCAAATGGCTGGTAAGAACCCACAGATCCGACAGGCAAAATTTGCCCAATATTCCATTAAATAGGAAGCATTAAATACGAGCCACTTTCGAGAGGGTTGGGTCTATTTCGGAGAAAATGAAGCGCGTGTCTGGCTGGCTTTATCAAACGATCCAAAGGATGGAATATTTGGGAGCTGTTGCGAAGAAAATATCGCACATCTCGCGACGTTTCAAAGACATAAAAAAGCCCTGATTCAGGTTATGAACCAGGGCTTTTACCCTCTCCAATTGACCCTTAGGAGAGGTTCGAAAACCTCCCCGAGCAGATATCCCAGGGAACCCTGGTTTGGTCAAAGACCACTATTCAATTCCAAAAAGCCCTCAAAAACACCGCCCGGCTTGCCCGGACGGGCGACTTCTGTCCTGCTGAAGAGATGACCGCCGCGTATTTCCAATACTAGCAGAAATTCAATACCGTTAATAGAGCAAAATCTTTTGAATCCCTCAGAGGAACTCAAGCCTGAGATCCCGCCACGGCTACACCGGCATCCCGATTCAAGGTCTTGCGCCGACCACGGGCAGGCAGGTAGTCGACCTTGAATTTCCCATCGCCAACCTGCCGCATCTTTCTTAACCGCGTCTTTTCAAACAGGGGCACCTGATCCTTATGAATCAGAAGATATTCGCCAACCGGCCAGGCCTCGATCTTTGCCGTTTTAACCGCATCCCGGATGGCCTGGGGCGTAACGCCGCATTGCTCGGCTACCTGAGCCACAGTACGCCATTTTTTCAGCGGATTTAATTTCAACGTCTCCCCCACTCCATGACTTTGCGTATGCAAAGTATTCTATCATGGGAGCGGGTTGCTTCAAGCAAAGAATTAAAATCCTGGAAAAGCGGGGAATCAACTCTTCTTTTTTAGTTCTTTCTGAAGATCAACGCATCCGAGAAGCTCGGCCTCAGTGGGAGGCCTTTTTAACTGCTCGGAAAGAATGAGGGTAAAGACTTCCCGAATCTTAGTGCTTTGAATATTCTTCTCAACAGCGCTTAACGGTTTCTTGAGATAGGAGACAGTGATTCGCGGAGGATCACCAAAACGTTTTTTAAAATTCTTGCTCGCTCTTTGTCCCATTGATGCTATTTCCAACGATCCGGTCGCATGATTGTTTTCCCATCTAATTCAACCCGATCTGGTAACTGACATGTTTCAAGATGTCGCTGTTTCATTTTCATGTGAAAATGAGCCGCCTGTTTTAACGCTTCCGCCCGTCTGCCGATTGGGATGATAACACCCACTGTTTTGTCCGGGAAAGTCTCCTTGACCGCTTGAATGGCCGGAATCAGATCGCTATCTCCAGAGATAATAAATGCCATATCGTAAAGGCCGTGAATCGCCGTCTGGAAAAGCTTGATTGCAATATTTACGTCTGTTTTCTTTTCTTCGTAGGACTGAGTGTATTTTTTGCAAGTGAAACAGAATTTTTCTTTGCGTTTAAATTCCCCAAAAATAGGTTTAACACCTTTGGATTCTAGGACCCTCACATACGTTTTGTGGCGCTCCATGCCTTCCGGTTTAAAAGTGGCATAGGCCGTGAAATAGAATATCTCCTGAACGACATCGTCCGATCTGCAAAAGCTCCTGCAAAGCTTTGCCAGATCCAGCCATTTGTACTTATGCAGGTTTTTATTGTCTTTTATGGCGTGGTAGAGATTGAAACCGTCTATGAAAAAGGCTAGTTTTCGCATAAGTCCTATATAATAAAAAACCCGGCTCCACAGGAAGCCGGGGCCAGCAAAACACGAGGTCTTACTGGGATGATGCTGGAAGTATACCACCCAAAATGGGGCTTAGTCAAGAAATTGAGTTTCTGATTTTTGGCCTGTTTTTCATTGATCCTGCCACTGCTCGCCGCCTTTTTTCTTACGCTTCTCTAAGAGATCCGTTTTGATTTCGTTGAAAGTTTCGCTCAACCATCGTTCATGCGGCACAATGACCCGACCGGCATGAGTTGAGAGCCGAAATCGCTTTTGACTCGTTTCGAAGAACTCGTCCTTCTTGCAGGTTTTAAGGTAAGGCCCGAGCTTATTTCGCAGTTTGTGAATGAGGTCGTCAAAATGATTGTTCTCATAAGGATCGATAATCTTGGCCTGGGCGGCTTCTTCTCTTGTTATCCAGCCTTTCTTGTCTTTTTTAAGCTTTTGCGCCATGAAGATTAAAAGCAGAATTTGCGAGGCGGGAATAATTTCTTTGTTGTCATTTACTTGAATCGAATATGAGCTGTATCTGCCGCGCTCACTTAAAAACTTGAGAGCGTCCCGACTCTTATAGCCGTATTTCTGCTTGGCCGCTTCCTCTTCGGACGTCAACTCCGATACTCCCGGCTCAATAGCTCGGGCATCCCTTATAATTCCAAAATCAATTCCTAAATTTCCTTTAGGAAAAGCTTGTTTGAAAGTAGCGCAAGTGATGTTCCGGGCATCCAGCTCCGAATGGAACTCAACCCCGACTTCAAAGCTCGGGCAAAGAATCAATACATGGCTTTTTAATCCGACGGATGAACGTAAATTAAATAGTTCGGACTTAGCCTCTTCATCACCGCTAAAAAATCCCAAACATACGCGGACGAGCTTGGTGCCGCTATCTCGTTCTCCGATAAAATGGATTCTGTGGGTTAGCGCCTTCGTAGGTTTTGTAAGCTTATTTGCCGCACTGATTTCATCAAGAAGGGGTTTGATATCAAACGACCAGCGATTTAAATCTTCAAACGTCAGGGTAAGCGGCGATCCTTCGGCCGCGAAGGCCAGGTACTTTCCGTCGATCTTCCTGACAAGGCGTCCGCTTCCGTCATCGCCCGGGGAGTAATACGGCTCTTGTTCTGGATCGTACTGAACGTACTTGAGGAATTTCTGCTTCTTAAGATTCTCGAAGGAAGATTTTGAAACGCGGGTCAGTTCACTCTGGGAAAACGTCGCCTTCGGGAAGGCTTCGATCCGTTTTAAAATAAATGTGAATAAACCATCAAGCAAGTAAAACGCCCTGCTCCCGGAGATAGTCTTCAATGATTTTCTTTTCTTTCTTTTTAGGAACTCTCGAATTGGCCGGAGGTTTGATTTCTATGCTGACCGGCCTGCTTTTCTTGCCTTCCCTCCTAATGAAAAACTTGAGCTTGGCCGAGATGAATTCTGCACCGTCCTGCGACAAGCCATATTTTGAAAGAAACTCGGCAATGTCTCTGGATTTCAGCGTCACAAAAAGATCCCTTTCTCGAGGAAGCCTTGCCCGGACTTCCGTCAAACGGATCGATTCGATGTCTTTATTACCATTGTAGTCGAAACTCTCGTCTTTTATCGGATCAAGAAAAACGAGGGTGTTATTCAAGGTTTTTTCGTCGATCTCTGACAGCCCTAAGATTGACCGGCCAAAGATCTCAATGTATTTTTCTTTATCCTGATTATTTCGACTGTTTATATGTACGCTCAAAATTGAAGCCTTGATGTCATAGACAAGGACGTCTTCTTTGGCCGGTCTAAAGGTACGCGTTTCGACCTTCCCGCTTTCAAAGATAAGCTGGGTTTTCATAAAATCACCGCGAGCAATTAGGCATATGTGCTTGTCGCCGTCCATCCTTTCCCGAATATCGCAGTTGTCGCTTTTTCCGCACTCCTTGAAGTGCTTCTCAACCTCTGACCTAAACCGTTTAAAATTGGATTGGCTAAAATCGGCCTTTCCCTTCTCAAACTTGTGATGACTCAGCTTCTTGGATTCCGCAGAATGGTAAAGATAAAGATCGAAAGCGAGGGAGAACGCCTCATCACTATGGAGGAATACTCGCATGGCGGTCGTCTCGGAGGTTTCATCATCACTTGTTTCGATCTTAAAAGTTTTTACAGACTGCTCGAGGCAGTCGCGCACTTCGTCTGCCGTATCATTAATGTACTGGAGCTCATCATCGACCTCCGATTTCTTTTTTTCATCGATGCCATCCCAGACCTTTTCAAAACTATCGTCCCTAAAATTTGTATTAGCAGGAAGTTTTAATTCCTTCTCGGAGAAATATTTTTTCAAAAGCTCTGGGTCAACTGCCCGGAGAAATTTGTCAATTTTAAACGACCGATGTTTGGCCATTTGCTAGATAATTCGTCCCATAAAAACCCCTCTACTTTCTTTTAAAATATTCAACTTTAGGTAAAACAGCGCCTTTCGTCAATTGGCAGAATCCTTTTTCAACTATCCCATTTCCGCCTATGATGCGTTCTTCGCACAGGAGGTCATGGGCATTTTGAAATTTTTCTTATCAGTCGCTTGCTGTCTAAGTGATTTGGCAGCCTTCACCAGCGCTTTCAAAGATAGAGCTGTTTCTTCCCACCCCCGAGTCTTTAAACCACAATCCGGATTCACCCAGAGATTGCTAATTGGTAATAAAGAGGCTGCCTTCTTAAGCAGATTCTCTATTTCCTCCACGGACGGTACCCGGGGAGAATGAATATCATAGACACCGGGACCGATTTCATTCGGGTAGTGAAATTTAACGAAAGCGTCTAAAAGTTCCATTTGTGACCGTGACGTTTCGATTGATATAACATCCGCATCCATGGCAGCAATGGACTTGATAATGTCATTGAACTCGCTGTAACACATATGGGTGTGTATCTGCGTCTTATCTTGCACGCCGCTCGACGAAAGCCTAAAGCATTCGACAGCCCATTTGAGATATTTCGGCCATTCCGATTTTCGAATAGGTAATCCTTCCCGGATAGCCGGTTCGTCTATTTGGATGATAGAAGAACCCATCTTTTCCAAATCGGCGGCCTCGTCGCGGATCGCGAGCGCAATTTGCCTGGCCGTTTCACTGCGTGGCTGATCATCTCTTACAAATGACCATTGAAGAATCGTGATGGGTCCCGTAAGCATTCCTTTTACTGGTTGATCGGTCAAAGATTGCGCATATTTTATCCATTTAACCGTCATCGGCTTTGGCCTTGAAACATCTCCATAAACAATCGGAGGTTTGACGTAACGCGTGCCGTAAGATTGCACCCACCCATTTTTCGTAAAAGCAAATCCGTCTAATTGTTCGCCAAAGTACTCAACCATGTCATTACGCTCGGCTTCCCCATGTACCAAGACATCAAGACCGATTTCTGTTTGACGCTCGACGCACTCTTTTATTTTTCCTTTCAAGAATTTCTCGTATTTATCTGAGGACAAAGCGCCCTTTTTAAAATTAGCCCGTGCTTGACGGATATCAGAGGTCTGAGGAAAAGAACCGATCGTTGTTGTTGGTAAAAGCGGCAAACCCAATCTTTCCCTCTGTATAACCTGACGGATTTTAAACGAGCTTTTACGAGCATAGTTCTCCGCCTTAAGTTTCCTGATCCTTTGCAAAATCGTTTTTTTATGAATTGTTTTGCTTTTTCTGCGAGCTTCTATATCGCGTTTATTCCGACTAAGCTCTGAGGCAATAGACTCTTCGCCATCGGAAAGCGCTTTCGTTATCAGTTCAATCTCGTGGAGCTTTTGAACCGAAAACGAAAGCCAGCTTTTTAATTCGGCATTAATTTGGGCCTCGTTTTCAAGATCCACCGGAGAAAACAAAAGCGAGCAAGAAGTGGCGATAATGCATTTCTCAGCACCTCTTTTTTTAATGACGGGTTTTAAAAGTCCGATGCTCCTCGTCAGATCATTTTTCCAAATATTTCTTCCTTCAACCACGCCCAACGACAGAAGCATTTCGTCGGGCATTACGCTCACAAGCTTCTTCAGTTCTCGAGAAGCTCTTATTAGGTCCAAATGCAGGCCGCTAACCGGCAATGAAACCGCAAGTTTCATATTGTCTTTCAATTCTCCGAAATAAGTAGTCAATATCAAAGGCATGTCCGGCACTTCTTTTGCGAATTTCGCATAAGCTTTCTTAATCGCGGTCTTCACTTTTGTATCCAGTTCTAGCACAAGTATTGGCTCATCTATTTGAATAGATTCGGCGCCAATAGCCTTGAACTTGTTCAGGATTACCGTATAAATTTCAAGGATGGGCTCCAAAAGATCCAAAGTAGAGAACTGGTTGTCTTTTGATTTGCCTAACATGAGATAAGTGATGGGTCCGATCAATACGGGTCTTGTTAGGATTCCCATGGAAAGCGCTTCTTTAAATTCGTCGAATGGCTTATTGGAAGCGAGATTAAATTTTTGATTCCTACGGAACTCAGGCACGATATAGTGATAATTGGTATCAAACCACTTTGTCATTTCCATAGCAGGAATTGATTTTGTTCCTCTGGCCATGGCAAAGTAAGTATTCAAATCAACTTTCTCGCCGTTCCATTTGTAACGTGATGGCACAGCCCCTAAGAGAGCGGTCATATCAAGCATCTGATCGTAAAAACTGAAATCATTGGAAGGAATGATGTCGATACCGGCTTCTTTTTGAATAAGCCAATTTTTTGACCTAATCTGATATCCGGCCGCATTCAGTACTTCTTCCGATATCTCACCTTTCCAATAAGATTCGGTGGACTTTTTTAATAGTCTTTCTTCGCCAATTCTCGGAAAACCCAATACGCAAGTTTTAAGGGCCTCACTTTTTGCTAACATTTATTGCTCCTTCTTATTCAATCGCGGCTCATAGACGGCAAGACGTGTCCTCAAATGCCGTACAAAAACCTGTTTAGGTGGTGTTAAAGAATTTTTCTTTTCTAACTTATTCCGAACAGATTCGGTCAAACCGATCCCGCTCTTACAGATATCTGCAATCCGTTCCGAAATAAGAAAAGCCCGGTTGACGGTATCCCCGCATATATCCCGGCTGGCATATTCTGGATGACCTATTGAGCCCAAATAAATATCTCCAGAATTAAGGGAAATAGCAATTGAGCGATCAGTTAATGACCTTTTAGCGTGCCGCGCTGCCTCAAGCGCACGATCTGCGTGGGCGACGCCGGAGAAAAAACATAAAAATCCATCCCCAACGTATTTAATCGGTACGCCGCCGTATTTAAGCGCAACCTCGGTCAAGTGATGAAAAATAACATTTGTCCGGTCGGCGACTTCCTTGGAGCCAGCGACAAGCGCTCCCTTTGCAAAACCAGATATCGAAGAACAAAAGACGGTAGCCTCAAATACTCCATTTTCGATATTGTTCATTCCTAAAAGTTCATCTATGGTGACACCGAGTAGCTTTGCCAGACGCGGGAGACTGACCAAGTCCGGTGCGTTTTCATTTTTCTCCCATTTAGACACGGCTTGGGGACTAATTTGCAAAGCATTGGCAAGATCAACCTGCTTAAGATGCTTCTTCTCCCGTAAAGTTCGAATGCGTCCACCCAGATCCATAATTTCTCCACATACTTTAAAAAATATAAAACACTAGGAAGAAGTTATCAAGCACCCTATCCTTTATTCTATTCAACTGATAGTTGATTTTATTTTTGTTTATTTAACTAATAAAAAACACCGCCAGACGAGGTATGCCAACGAGGCCCGGCATATTTCCCGCCCCCGACTGACGGTGGTAAACGTTATAATTCTGAAAAAACTTTTCGCTAACGATTAACTACCGCAAGACAAGCATTCATCCTTGTTATCCAACGAACAAGTGATATCAGCCATTTTTTGCTCTTTAGACGTAGCATTTTTAGTAACTGCGTCTATCAACACCTTTTCTTCGTTTTCGACAGTAAACTTGATCGCGTCAACCGCCGACTTGGTGCGCAGGTAGTACATTCCGGTTTTGAGGCCTGTTTTCCACGCATGGAAATGCATGGACGTGAGCTTGGCGAAGTTGGGTTCCTGAATGAAGAGATTCAGCGACTGCGACTGGCAGATGAAAGCGCCGCGGTCGGCCGCCATGTCAATCAGCGAGCGTTGTTTGATTTCCCACACCGTACGGTAAATTTCCTTAATCGACTGCGGAATTTCCTCAATGTTTTGCACGGAGCCGTTGTTAGCAATGACCTTTTCCTTGAGCTTGCCGTTCCAGATACCCAAATCGACCAAATCTTTCAAGAGGTACTTGTTGACCACAATGAACTCTCCCGAAAGGACGCGACGATTGTAAATGTTGGACGTATAGGGTTCGATACATTCATTGTTTCCAAGAATTTGCGAAGTCGAAGCAGTGGGCATCGGCGCAACCAGAAGCGAATTGCGAATGCCATGCTGTTTCACCGCTTCTTTGAGGGATACCCAGTCCCAACGATCTGATGGCTCGACTCCCCACATATCGTACTGAAAAATGCCCTGTGACACCGGTGAACCTGCGTAAGTCTCATAAGCTCCTTGCATCTGGGCCAGCTCCATCGACGCCGTCATCGCGGCGAAATAAATTGTCTCGAAAATTTGCTTATTGAGCCACCTCGCCTCGTCTGAATCAAAAGATGTGCGCAGAAGAATGAATACATCGGCTAAGCCCTGCACGCCGATACCAATCGGCCGATGTCTGAGATTGGAACGACGCGCTTCTTCGATCGGGTAATAATTGACGTCAATGACTTTGTTCAGGTTCTTCGTAACGACCTTCGTCACTTCGAAAAGTCGCTTATGGTCGAACTGTCCGTCAATCACGAAGCGTGGTAACGCGATGGAGGCCAGGTTGCAGACGGCCACTTCATCTGGCGACGTGTATTCCATGATTTCAGTACAAAGGTTCGAACTTTTGATAGTGCCGAGATTTTTCTGGTTAGATTTTTTATTCGCCGCATCTTTAAATAGGATGTAAGGGGTCCCGGTCTCGATTTGCGCCTCGAGCACCGCGAACCAGAGATCCTGGGCCTTCATGGTTTTACGCGCTTTGCCTTCGGCCTCATATTTGGCATACAGCGTCTCGAATTCCTCGCCGTAAACCTCAGAAAGGCCCTTGGCTTCATTGGGACAAAAAAGCGACCACATACCGTTTTCATCAACACGCTTCATGAAAAGATCGGGGATCCAAAGCGCATAGAATAGATCACGCGCGCGCATTTCGTCCTTGCCGTGATTTTTCTTGAGGTCAAGAAATTCTAAAATGTCGGCATGCCACGGTTCGAGATAAATGGCAAATGCGCCCTTGCGTTTACCGCCGCCCTGATCGACGTAGCGCGCGGTATCGTTAAACACGCGCAGCATAGGGACGACGCCGTTAGATGTTCCATTGGAACCACGAATATAGGAACCCGTGGCGCGGATATTGTGTATGGAAAGCCCAATGCCTCCGGCCGACTGGGAGATCTTGGCGCATTGCTTCAGCGTGTCATAGATACCATCTATACTGTCGTCTTTAAGCTGAATCAAAAAGCAAGAAGAAAGCTGGGGCTTAGGCGTGCCTGCGTTGAACAAAGTCGGCGTCGCGTGCGTGTACCAGCGCTCGGACATGAGCGTGTACGTCTCGATGGCAGCTTGCAAGTCCTCGCGGTGGATCCCGACAGCCACACGCATAAGCATATGTTGGGGACGCTCAGCAATTTTACCGTTGATTTTCAAAAGATACCCTTTTTCCAGTGTCTTAAAAGCAAAATAGTCATAATCGAAATCGCGGTCATAAATAATAGTTGAGTCCAAAAGGTCGGCGTTTTTCTCGATTATTTGATAAATGTCCTTGGCTATCAGTGGCGCTTTCTGCCCGGTACGTGGACTGACATACCGGTAGAGGTCCCGCATGGTTTCGGAGAAAGACTTCTTGGTATTCTTGTGAAGATTCGAGACCGCGATGCGCGAGGCTAGGAGTGCATAATCCGGATGCTTAGTGGTCAGCGACGCCGCAATTTCAGCGGCGAGATTGTCGAGTTCGGAAGTGGTGACGTCATCATAAATTCCCTGAATAACCTTCTTTGCCACGTCGGTCGGATCCACGTGCTTGGGGTCCAGCGCGTAGCAAAGTCGTTCAATTCTAGATGTTACCTTGTCGAACTTAACCGATTCGCGTCTTCCGTCTCTTTTTATAACATGCATAGAAAGTTTCCTTTTTTTTACTCAACCTGCCGGCCTCTGGCGAGAGTTTTAAAAATCTACGTCCTTATTGAACGAGAAGTTTTCCTTGTTGATACTGTTGCCATTCATGACGCCGGCCTTCTGATACTCGCCCACCCGCTTTTCAAAGAAATTGGTTTTACCCTGAAGCGATATCAATTCCATGAAGTCAAATGGGTTAGAGGCACGGTAAAGCTTCGGGTAACCGAGCGCCACTAGCAGACGGTCGGCGACAAACTCGATGTACTGGCACATCATTTTGGCGTTCATGCCGATCAAGTCCACCGGCAGGGATTCCGAAACAAATTCTTTTTCAATATCAACGGCACCGCCGATAATTTCGTGGATAGTCTCAACGGTAAGTTTGTTTTGCAACATGCCGTAGAGTAGGCAGGCGAAATCGCAGTGCAGACCTTCGTCACGCGCAATGAGTTCGTTTGAAAACGCCAAGCCAGGCATGATGCCGCGCTTTTTCAGCCAAAAAATCGAACAGAAACTGCCGGAAAAGAAAATCCCTTCGACAGCCGCGAACGCCACCAGGCGTTCGGCGAAAGAGGCTTTGCGTATCCAACGCAGTGCCCACTCTGCCTTTTTCCTGACGCATAGCACGGTTTCGATGGCGTTGAAAAGACGCTGTTTCTCGGCGTTGTCCTTGATATAGCTGTCGATAAGGAGAGAGTACGTTTCGGAATGGATATTTTCCATCATGATCTGAAAGCCGTAAAAACAGCGTGCTTCGGGAATTTGTACTTCGCGGATGAAATTGACGGCCAGATTTTCGTTCACGATGCCGTCCGAAGCGGCGAAAAATGCCAGGACATTCGTAATGAAGTGTCGCTCACCGCTCTGAAGCCGATCCCAGTCTTTTTGGTCGTGCGACAGATCGACTTCCTCGGCTGTCCAGAAACTGGCTTCGGCTTTTTTATACATATTCCAAATTTCCGTGTGTTGAATCGGAAATAAAACAAATCGATCTTTATTTTCTTTAAGAATTGGTTCGTTCATAAGCTCTCCATAATGAATAAAAAAACCCTTAGATCCTGTGAAGGATTCTAAGGGTTGCTCCCTGATTTCTAGGCCCCAGAAAATAATAATTATCCTCTCTAACCACGACTCGAGAGGACAAATATATGCTATGACAGTGGCAGGTCTTCTGACTCTCCTACGCTTTGACGCCTTCCCAGTTTAAACCAGTGGCTTTTTTGTCAAAACGTTCGCTTACTAAAAAATATAAGCGATCGGATTACAGCGGCGGGACCGTGGCAGATTCACACTGCCTTCCCTTTCAATATCCGGTTAAGGATAACCACTATCTTTTATTTAGTTGTGAAAAGGATATTAGAGGATTTAAAATTGATTGTCAAGAAAAAACACAATATATTGTATATAAATATTTATAAGTGCGGTTAAACCACAAGAGCTAAATAACTAGAGAACTACTTTGTGTTGGCTTATAAATCGGCTTTTCTCCTACCACATTACAATTCACAAATCAGCTTTGAGATTTCCAACAATCTTTTTCGTCTCAACGGTCTGCCTTGCCTTGAGTGCGTCATGAAGAGCCTGTGAATCAACCGCCCGGGCTTCTTTGATCGCTGCGACAGTCTGTTTCATGGCGTTCTTGTACTGCTGGTACTTGTTGAACAAGAATCCTATCGTGGTACCCGGAGCCAAAATTAGTGCGAGAACAATCAAAGCGAAGATCCAGAAGCTCAGTCCTCCGATGAAATTTCCGATCCTTTCGATAAAGCCGATCTTTTTCGGTGTCGTATCAAGACCGGCCGAAAGCCTCTTTTCGGTTCGTTGAACGATAAACTCCCCCTCGCCGGTCTTGATCACCTTCGGTTCGGTGATCATTTCCTCGTTCCAGTTGTAGACAGTCCGGGGCTTTTCGGGTGGCACTAGCGACGGAAACTTTGGCATAACCGACGCGCACCCGCACAGACCTAAAATAAAAAGACCTAAAAAACCTATGATGATCCATTTCCACATATCAGCCACCCACCCCAAGAAGTGCCATTGATCCCTTAAGAAGACCTCCGCCACCGCTGATTTCAAAGATAAGATCCTGTCCCGTAAACTGATTCCAGGTTCCGTTAAAATATTTTGCGACACCGCTGTCATAGCTTGGTGGATTAAGCTTCCCATACCAGTAATACGTGCTGAAGTTGGGGCCCGGCTCCGTTGTCCTTTTCAGAACAAGCCAGTACGTTGTATTCGCTTGAAGCGTAAAGGCCTGAAAAGAGACGCTGACGTAGCCTTCGGCGGTTGGAATATCCGCCTGCTCAAGGGTCGCCAAGGCGTTTGCATGAACAAAGGTCCCCGAGGGCGAGCCCGCGCTGTCCGTTTCAATTCTGACTTGGACTTGGGCTTGGCCTGAGTTTCTCTGAAGATATACCCGGGCTCCCGTGACCTCGGCTTGGGCTTGAATCTGAAAACTCTGCCCGGCTCTTGCGATACTGCTAAAAGCCACGTTTCCTATTTCATAGACCCTGTCCCAAGGCAGACTTTCAAACGAAGTAAGCGGCATGTCCTATCCGATCAGCGCATAGGTTATCGATCCTGAAATCTGCACCGCGGCTGAGAGATTGAGATTCAGCTTTTTCCCAGCCTCCGTCTGAAGCCAGCTGTGCGGATTAAAGGGAAGCGACGCGCCTCCGTTGGCCGCCAAAGGCAACGCGCCCGTGAGATCGGTCGCGCCGCCACCCGAGTCGCTTTGAAACTTGGCGTTCACCGCACCACCCGCCACGAAGAACATACTCAATACCCTGATCTTTTTACCCGCCACCGCCGCGATAATTTGATTGTCGCCGCTTGCGGCCGCGTCGATCTTTGCGCGATTGTCCCCGTATTTTCGGTTATAAAATCCATCGTTATCTCCCTCCCTTTGGAATCCGGTATTGATATTCGAGAAGCCGGTCGAGCTTTTCGTTTGTGGCTTCGACCTTTACGTCAATTTTTCCAATGTCTTTTGACAATCCCTTAAGGGCTTCTTCGAGTTTGGCCACCCGTTCGATGCCCGAGACTTGGCTTGCTTCGACGACACTTATCTTGGACATGACGCTCGCAACCCACAACCACGCGCCGGTGACCATGACGCCCGTGACCGTGGCCAGAAGCCACCAAAGAATCCTTATGGCTTCGCCGTTTGCCGGTTTCAGTTGTTTCTGCGTGTCTTGATTGCTCATTGGGCTATGCTTCCTCAGATACAATTTCCAGAATGATCTGGCTTACTTCCTCAAGTTCTTTTTCGAGTTCGGCCTTCCGGATTTTCAAAGAGGCAAGATCCACTCTCCGCGTCGCAATCGACTCGCGGGTGTAGACATTTACTTCTCTGATCTTGCCGTCGATTTCGGCGGTGAACTTTTCACCTGTTGGTTTAAGCATGAGTCCCCCTTAAATGTTTTTAAGCTCCATCAAATTTGAAACCTTGTGCGTCAAAAAAGTAGTGAGAATATATTTGTTGTCCGACACCGGAACCGACCCTTTGTGAAGGTGCGTCCAGGCCGCCGGAAACAAAATAAGCCTGCCCTTTGTTGGCTTCACGCTTACTTTCTGATAAAAGAACTCCGTCTCCCCGCCGTCGCTCACCGTATTCAAATAAATGAGGCATGAAAAAAGCCGGTTAATTGTGGCGTCATTTCCGGCGTCGATATGCCAATCGTAGAACCCCTCGCCCCTAAAATATTTCGTCAGAAAATACCCCGTGTCGTACACCGAAAAAGCCTTCAGGACCCCAAACATATCGACGTAGGTGTTGAACGCCCGACCCACGAGCTGGTAAAGCTCCTTGTCGATACCGGATCCCATCCCCGCTTCGCCGCTTAAATCAAGATCCATCGAGATCTTCGCTTTTCGGTTAACAACGTGATTCCCTTTTTCATCGATCACGCGCCCTTCGAGCTTCTTTTGAGAATGCTCAAAGAACGAAACGATCTCGTCGCACAAGTGATCCGGAAGCGCGTTATCTTCAACACAGATAAATGAGTTCTTTTCGATCTCGTACAAGGCCCTCTCCTTAAATCTTGACCGCCACCACAAACGAAATAAACGGCGGCGTGAAATTATGCTGGTGCGGTGAAAAGGAACACGAAAGTGGCGGGTTTGAACCTGACGGCTGGAACGCGCCGTTTAAATCGTTCGACGTCTTCGGCGGCTGGTTTGTATCGCCCCCGGACTTGGTAAGTGCTCCCGTAAGGTTTGTTTTTGCCACACCCGAATCATCCTGTTTCGCTCCGACCACAAAGCGGTCTCTCGCCTCCGGCAAGTTGTAGGTTGTGCTTCCGTCTCCTGAACCATACTGGGTGCCGATCACGTTAAAAAGATCATCAAAGAGCGTTCTTGAGATGGCCGAGCCGTCGCAGTGCTTCCAGCCTTCGGGGAGCGAGGCGATTGTTCCCGCCCATTCCATGATCTCGCCGGGTTTCGTCCGGTCTCTTAAGTTTTTCACCGACCACTTGTCGATGTCGGATGAGGCGTTATTCACGAAAGATGCGAGCGCCGCGAAAGTCGTGATCCCGCTTGGAGCGGTCTTACTTAAACTAAACTTTCCTGTGATCGAAGTATTCGCCGCGTCTGCAACGGCGATCACGTAATATCTGGTGTTTGCGGCCTCTGCTCCCGCGTCCAGGTCCGCAAAGGTGAGCGTAAGATCCGCTGTCAGCTTTCTTGGAACGCGGATCGAGCCCGATGCGTTGGTGCACCAGATAACGCCCGCCTTGATTTTGAGCGACGTGGCGCTGACCCACTCTACCCTTGCCTCGTTTACCGGATCCCCCAGAAACCTCAAATACTCCAAAAGATCGATGGATCCGCTTTGGGGTTTGCCCGATGCGCCGACAAAGGTTTCGATGGCGTCTACCGGCACGTAGGCATCGTTGACGTCATCGGCTTGAATGATATCGACGCCGTCTTGGAGTGCCGTTTTATTGTCGACGCTTGTGGGGTAGGTGGTTGATCCGGCCATTTAAAGACTCCGAAGCCTTAGTGCGTTTTGCTCAAGTTCGAGTTTTCGTAATGCGGCCGAGGCCCTCGAATAGCCGATGGACGTGCCAAACTGCACCTCCGCATGAACCCGCCCGTCTTCGGGGCTCATCTGATATTGCACGCGGTCAACTTGGTGCTTTGCGACCCCGCCGTAAAGCTGGCCCGACCCACCGTTTAAAATCGATCCGTAATACTTGTTTGACCCGCCTGCGGCGGTCGTGCCGTATACAGCGCCCGTCTGATTATTCTCTGAATCAACAACGGAAGCCGCGCCAATCGGTAAGGACGTTTCAAATCGTTTTGTGGTATTCTTCAAACCAACAGAAAGCTGGCGTGCCGGAATGCCCCTTTGGCGAAGAATGCTTGTGATGAATTGGCTTGCGACGTTTGTGGTATAGATTGAGCCATTCGAGATAATTTCCTCGTGCTTGCCATAGCGGTTGATGCTCGACTGCGACTGGCCTGTCGCTTGAAAAACCACGCCCGGGCTTGCCTCGCCGCCTTCAAAGTAAATCTTGTTCACGATGTTTTTGAAATCCACCCGGTCGGTGATCTTCACCACCTTGTCCCCGAGATAAAAAACGTGCTTTAAAATCGGGTCTTGGTTGTACCAGAAAAACTGCAAGCTCTCGTTGATGCCGTATTCGACCGTGCCGATTAAGTCAAAAAGCGTTCTGACCGCTTCCTTGGCCGTCGTTTTAAATGAAATCGAATCCGGTGAAAAATTGTTCCCCTGAATCGTGCCCCGCGTAATGCCTGAGTTTCCGACGATGAAGTTGTCGACGATGTCCTGAACGATGGCGCTTACCTCTTGATTCGTGTAAACCTTGCCTGCCCCTGAGTCATGAACGATGATCCGGTCAAGCCAGCCGAAGTAGCCGGTGCATTCAATCGTGATGGAGCCTGAGTTTCCCGTTTGGATTGTGGGCGACACGGCTTCCACGTATCCCCGGTACCAAAGGATAGCTCCCGATCCCGCCTTCGGCAGATAAATTCTTACGTCATCATCGGGATTGACCTGAAAATTCTTATAATCTCCGTCGACTTTGATGGTCGCCCGGCCGCAACCTCCGATGCGGTTCCACTCCCACGAAAGAGATGTAACTTGAGATTCGATCCTTCGCTTCAATGTGAAGTTCTTATCCCGGATTTCAATCGCGTATCTTGAAGGCGAAATGGTGACAATCGGTACGCGTGACGAGTAATGCCCGATGACACCTTGATCCGGCGAAACTTGAACGCTCGATGGCGAAACAATTCTCGCGGACACTTAAGGATTCGTCCTTATTTTGTGTTCCCAGTTTCGGGCGACACCGCTCTTGGTGAAACGAAGCACGATCTCGTCGCCGTTTAAATCACCTGCCGCCAGGTCAATCTTGTACCAGCCGTTTCCGACCTCGGAGGCGCTGTTGGCACAGGCCCCGAATGCCGCACCATCGATGCTTCTGGTACAACTGATGCCCGTGAGTCCCGTTTCCGGAGTTTTACCGTCCGTGTCGTCCACCATGAGGAACATATAATTCACATAAGCCGCGTTCTTCTTGAAAGCCGAGCTTATCTTGACGTCATTTGTCACAGCAGTGACGGTCGGAACAACCGCGCCTGTATGCGGATCCGAGGAAAGAATCGCTTTGGCGTCCGCTCCGACGACAACTCCATCTACCGGAATGAGAATAAAAACGCTGGTTCCATCAGGGTTCGTTGCCCAGTTCGGAGCGACTGATGCGACCTTTGTCGTTCCGTTGTAGGCGGTGATCTCACGCATTTGACCGGCACCTGTTCCGGCCACAATCAAAGCGGCAAGGCCCTTATAAAAATCGGTGGTGGCCGATGCGCCCGCATCAAGGGTGATCGAAGATGCCGCACCCGCTTGCGCGGTTCCACTCCTAACTATGGTTGCGGCATCAAGCTTGCCTTGGACAAGAGCATTGGGTGCCGTGCCGATCCACTTACCGACGTCAACTCGTGCGTTTGCGTCCCCAAGCGGAAGGCCGCCGTTTGCACCGGCGGCTGCATTCGGAAGTGCGGTGAGTCCCATGCGGACGGAATCGCTTAAATCAACCGCATGTTGAGCCGAGGCGTTTCCGTAGGTTTCAATGGCGATACATTGATCTTCAACGGCCTTTGTCGCGGCATCAGCGACCGTGATCATAATCTTGGCCGCTTGGAGTTCCGTCGCGGTTAAGTTGAAATCCCACATGGCGGTGTTGCCCATGGCAATGGCCGTCGGTAAATTCGTGACGTTCGCCGCGGCTCCGCCATCTTTTGAAATCTTCACATCCCCCGCAACCGGCGTCCAGTCGGCACCCACGGCGAAATCAACGACCGCTCTTTTTACGATTGGGATATAAATATGCGTCGCGGTGTTGTATTTACGCAGGATAATCATCGGATTCCAACTCCTCTACAAAGTCCGCGAATGGGGAAACGCTCTAAATTTACTTCACTAACACTGACATTCCAAAAAAATGTCGCAATCGCTCCGCTCATCTGATCTCCTGTGTCTGTCGTGGAATAAGTCGACGATTGGGCCCCTGCCGATGTCAGATATTTCTCCGCTATAAAAAGACCCGGTGCGCCGGATCCGGTTCCAATGTCAAAATTTATCTCGGTAAAGCTGTTCGACCAGGTTCGTCCTGCGTCCACACTTGTTCCTGTGTCAGCCGCCATCATCGCTACAGCAAGCTCGGAATCCACAGTCGTCGACGGGGTGGTTCCGGCGCTTAATGACGTCACAACCGTTTCCGTCGAATTCTCAGCCGATTGGTCTATAACTGGCGCAACGGACTTAGTGCCCGTGTATTCGCCAGCCCAAACCGTCGCCAAGTGAGAGGTTACCCAATTCCAAGTAATCGTCTGCTCTCCGCCGGTCGCAATTTTATAAGCAAATGCGCTGGAGACACTGGTATTCACGCTGTCTTGTATAAGCGTAAATCCTGACGGTACCGTAATCGTCCCGGAATTTTTATCAATGGCCACAGCCGCCAAAATAAGATTGCCCGCCGTGGCCGGAGACGGCAGGTTGACGGACTTACTTGTCAGCAGCAAATCATCGCTGTAAACAGCATCTTGAACGCGCTGGGGCCCCGGCTCGTTCGACCTAAATACTGCACAGCAAACATTCCAAAAATTAGATACGTTATACGTCCACGTCAAGGTGATTGGCCCGCTTCCGATTGTGTCTTGAATGCATAACCCCAAGTGGGTTTCGCGTTCGGCACGCAAAGTGAATGATTCGGTAATTGTCGGATTGCTGTAAGGAACTAAAAGCCCGATATAAAGATTCGTAATGCCGCCACCGTTAAGTTTTCTAGCCGTGGGTGTGGTGCTCGTACCTGAGATCCCGCCACCGAGCTGGCACAAGGGATTTACCGTGTCTATGCCGGAATATTCACTGATAGCGATTGTGGCGCTGTCGGCCGTTGAGCCGAAAGTAACCGTCACGGTATGCGAGACGCCACCGGAAACATTTTTGGCGAAATAAATATATCCGTTCCTATCGGAGTTTGATGTGCTCGCGGCCAGCGTGTATGTATTCCCGAAATTATCCGTGACACTCGAGATTGACGGCACCGGGCCCCCACTTTTAAAAACCACAAAATAAACGAGTATGAAATTCCCGTTAATGGTGTTCGATAAGAAAGTTTCGGTGACGCTCGTAATAGTTGTCACATATTTGGCAGAAGCTGATGGGGTTTGAACGTGTTGTATAGCCATTCGTAATGTCTATGCCGATTAAACGGCGTCTCCTTTTTAATAATAAGCCGGTCTAAAAATTAGCTGCACCCTTGTGCCGGATGTTCCTGTAAAAACGATGGTGTTGTTTCCAGGGTTTAACGTGATGAAGTCCCCCTCGAAACTTTTGATATCGTCGACTCCGTTATTGGTGACGGAAAGATCCTGGGCATCCACCCGGTTATTCACGATAAGATTTTGTCCGGCCGCCACCGTTCCCCGGTACTGCATCGTCTCGCCGGTGGTTTGGTTTTCCAATTTGCAGTCGTCTTGAATCGAGTTTCCTGAATTCGATATCTGGACCTTTACCCGAGTGGGAGCATTGCCGGGATTATTCACCACATAACTTGAGCCGCTTATAGCCGGGTTTTGATCATGGGTTGTCAAAGCCACGGCGTACCAAAAAGGGTCAGATGCTACAAGATCAACCGAGAAATCCGAAAACGTCCGAAGTGTCTTATACGAATATGCGAAATTCCGGTACTGGACTTTAAGGATTCTGTCGTCATCGAGCGTCAAATTCTGTTCGGATGAACCCTCAAATGCGGCTTTTAAACCGTCGAGTTTTGATCTTAAGTTGTCGTAGTTTGAGCCGGTGATCGTGCCACGGATCCTGACATTCAGAGTTTTTCTCTTTCCAATAGGAATAACCGATCCGTGAAACTTCGGCAGGTCAAACTCTTGAATACTTTTGGCGACGCTGATATTAATGTCTTCGACGGCGACGTTGTTATTGCTGTCGAGGTCGAACGTCCCAATATTTATGTCGATTTCATCAGCCATTAAAGTCTTTCCCTTTCAACGTCGATAAACTGCGAAAGCCGGGGCCCGATATTCCTTACGACTTGATCCGCCAAATTGTCGGGAGTAAAAACAGGATTATTGATCACGATCTGGATATGATAGACATTCCCGCCTGAACCTTGATTCGGAGAAACCACAGCGCCGCGAGGCAGATTTAAAAGCTCAGGCCCCCGCTCTCCCACAAGAACGGCTCCCGTGCGCGTGACGGTGCCTCCACCGGCAAGACCCGGAATATTGGGAAGATCAAGCTCCTTATTTTTTGATTCGTTCAGCGCCTTTTCAGCGGCATTAATCTGGCTAAAAGCATTAGCGGCACTCACAATGACCGCGGCAAGCTCCACCGCGGCGGTGATCCGCGCAAGAGGATTCACGGCTGCTTTGATCGCAATGATCGCTTTTGCCGCAGCAACGCTGGCGTTCAAGACCACCGATATCCCTTTTAGAGCGCTTGATCCTGTTGCAATCGAAAGCTCTTGGCTTAAATTGGCCACAGCTGATGCCAACTGAAACTGAAGTTTAAATTTTTGAAGCTCGGCCTTTAAAACCGCTTCTTGTGTTTTCTGGTGGTTTTCAAGCTCCGCTTCACTGATTGCTTTTTTGTACTGAAGAAGCTTAGCTTGCGTGGCTTTGTCCAGGTCAGCGGCTTTTAAAAATGCGTCAATTTTCTTTTGCTCTTTTTCAAGATAATCTTGCGTTTCTTTCTCTTTAATAAGCTTCGCGGTTTCTGAACCTGAAATCAGCTGATTTAACTTTGAATCATTAAATAGCCGGTCGATCTCATCCATCCGCTGATTGTGAAGAACCTGGTCGGCCTCTATCTGGGCGCTGACCTCGGCACGCGCATTAGCAAGGTTTCTCAAGAAAGCTTCTTCCGAAGAAGGCCTCGCTAGGTTATTTTGAGCTTCTCCGCCCGAGGCAAGGGCTGAAGCGTTCTGTTGCTGTAAAAACCGGGCGATATCGGGATTCTGTTTATTCGCCTCCATAAACTTTTTCGACCGGTCGCTCTCGGATTCTGCGTTGATTTTCTTAAGACTCTCGGCAAGATCGAGCGCTCCTTTCGTCATGCCTGCCATAGCCGCCTGAACACCCGGCGACTTGATGACAAAATTTCCGAGCTCTGCTAAAACCTCATGGATGGCGTTCCCGAGCTGCGCCTGTGCGCCCGAGAAGTTTTTAACATCTTCAGTCGCGGCCGAGCCGAAGCGCGTGGAGAGGATTTCTAAAAGCTGGTCGTACTGCTCGGATTTAGTTTTGTTTTCATCAAGCTCGATGCCCCATTTCTTTAAGGCGGTGAGATTGCCTTCAGCGGCCTTTGCCATGATGAGTGCGGCTTGCGGAAGATCGCGCCCCGTTACCGTCGCAAGATTAAGCGTTGCCCGTGTAATCTTATCCATTTGACTCGGGCCCACGTTGCCGAGATTTATAAGGGTTGTGATTGTCTCCTCTAGGGCGCTTCTGCTAAAGCGCGTCGACCGAGAGAGCGTATCTGCTAAGTCCTCATACTTTTTCGATAAGGCATCGGTCGTGAAACCTTGATTTTGAAGCGCCATCGAAAGCCTGTGAAAGGCTTCTTCATCTTTTTGGGCTTCCACAACGGCGCTCTTCATGAGCTCAATTACGGGCCCGATGGCTTTCTCCACGATAAAGAGCTGCGAGGCAAACCCCGCCCAGCCCAGATTCATCGAATCTGTGGAACTTTTCGAATCATTGCCAATTTGTTTCAGGGCGCCGTTAAGCCTCCCTAAGGCATCTTTATCGTCCAAGAGAAGCTTTATGCTTAGCGTTGTATCGCTCATGACTTTGTTTCCCGTTTAAGTTTTTCCGCGAACAAATAATCCATGTAATTACAAATCTCGACTATTCGGTTTGGCTGATCGAGATACCCGCCCGGATACGGCAAAAATCCTTTTTCACGCCAATTGTGAAGCTCGTAGGCGAATTTGATGAGTCCGCCTTCTTTTAGATAAAAACCCGGACACCGATCAATCACGATGCCGTCAAACTTGAAGCAAGCACTTTCTGGTTTTGGTCTGTCACAACCCATGATTTCCCGGGCCGCCGGTGCGGCCGTCTCGCACTCGTGGGATTTGACGAGTTCTGACTGCAAGACGGCAACGATTAGTTTTTTAGGTCTTGCCCTGTCATGGTATTCAAGGCAATCACTTCACTCGCCAAAATATAGGTGATGTGAAGGCGCTCATAAGCGTCCAATGTCTCATCGGACACGAGGCCTTTTTCGTCAGAAACAAAAACCACGTCCGAGCCGTCCTTTTTCGTGATGCCGGTGTGTCCCACCACACTTTGTTTGATGAAGTCTCTAAAAACCTCATGAAGCTTTTCGTTCACCTCTTCATACTTTTGGGGATCCTGGGCTTTCAAACTCTCGAAGCTTTCCTTCGTGACTTTGTTACTCATCTCCCTCAAAAAAGAGAGCCTTGAGATAAGACTCCGGTAGGTTTTCGCGGGCAATGCTCTCACGCTGAACGTCGCGTCTTTGATTTTTACTTCGTGCTTATCTGACAAATCGGAAATAATCATTTCTTTATCCTTTCTCTTTTGTTTTAAGTTATTTAGAAATCACGTAAAAACAATCGCATACTCATCATCCGCAACCGAACGCGCCATCTGGAACGGCAGCTTATGAACGAGAATGCCGTCTGACGCGTCATAAGGAATGTTTTTTAAGCGGCATTGGTTGGCGGTGATCGTGCAGATATTCCCGGCGCTTGCTCCGATAGCGATGCTTAAAACCTGCACGGTGTCGGCTTCAAACTTCGTGTACCAGTTCTTCGTGCCAAGCGTCGTCGCCTCGAGTGTGATCTCGCCTTCGGGATTGCGGTCAACGACATCAAAGCCGCGTATCCCGTGAGTCGCCGTCAAATCCCCGCGCTCGGTGATCTTGTTGCCTTGTTTCAACATGAGCTCACGAATAATAGCGGCGTATGCGTCCATCGTCGCCGTGAGATTCTTTAAAACCACAGGCACCGTCGAATCATACGTCGGGCTCGCCGGAAGCGCTTGATCTGTAGGCGTGGCATAGAGGCACTTTATTTTGAATTTGAGCTTTGCGACCTCTCCCGCGACCCCTGCAAATTCCATATCTCCCACCGAGCCCGTGAGAATATGACGCACTCCGTCCATGAAAAGATAAATCGTGCAGGACTGAAGCGACCCCGAACGCGGCGCGTAGGTGACGCTGACACCGGCGCTGATGGTTTCGGTGTGATCGCACGCTTTTAAAAGATCCCCGACCCCACGCGGAGCCGTACCGGCAGCGCCCGATCCTTTAAGCTCCACATAAAACGAAAGCTCGTATTTTCTCTTGCCCCCCAAACTCTTTAATTTGGATTTGCTGACTGCAAAGTCATCTCGCTCCAACGTTTCGTGCTGGGGATCCAGCTTTACGTCAAATGCCTGAATGGCGTTTGCCGCACCCGTCGGCACCGAATCCGTGCCGTAAGTTCCTTCGACTTTCGCGTATATGACCCCAAGTGCTGATCTCATTTAAAACCCCTCCTTTTTTACATAGCCGTTTTCGGATTTGTTTGAGCGTGGCGATATTTAACTTCAACCGTGATGACAAGCCCCACTTCTCCCTGGCCTTCGATTGTGTCGAACGGTTCGACAGATGTGACCGCCGTATCGACGGCGTTTCCACCGCGTGTGATGTCCTCTTTTAATTTCTTTTTGATGTCGCCCAAGAGACTGTTTAAAACGGTGTCTGGCGCGTCCGGGGATCCTTCGTCGATGCGCGTCCAAAGAGTAAGAAAAACTTTCAGACTACAAGTCGTAAGTGGATAGGCATTGTCCGATCCGTCTTCAGGACCGGAATTGACGATAATCGTCGGAACAGACGCCAAAGTGTTGCCGTTTACATCCCACTGTTGAACGCTTGCGATGTTATTGTCAAAGCCGTTGGCAACCGAGATAAGCGAAAGTGTAGATTTTATGTTTTGAAAAATGTTCTCTCGGACGGTATTCGGCACTAGCTTGTCGCCTCCTTCGCCGCTTTTGTAAGCGCGTTACTCACAATTCGAATCGCATCGGGTTCCATATCTTTCCAGGTTTTGTAAAAACCAAGACGCGGCTTCAGGCGAACTTCTTCTTTTAAAACAAATAACGGCGGCAACACATCCCCAGCCTTTCTTCTTTTTCGGAAGAGATAGGTTTTGCCGCCTACATTCACCGGCATGACGTTCTTTTTCGGTCTGACATCGCGGTTATAGGCAGTGCCGCCAAACTGACGCCTGATGGCTCCTGTAGAAGTCTCGGTCGTCCCTGCACTCGCAGAAATCGGAACGGCAAGCCGAAGGCCTCCCGTGCCGCGCATAACCCCGCCTTCTTCGTGAAGCTTTGCGATTTTGGAAGAGGTAAATATTTCCACACCCATTGTTTGGTTATCGGATGGAACGAGAAAAACTCTCTTAAAACGTCTGAAGAGGCCACCCGGACGCGCTTTTATTCCCTCACCACCCGAAAGCCGTTCGTTGCGGAGTTTCTTTAAGAATTTAAGACTGATATGATCGAGCGCGTCGCCAAACTGAAAGCGAACGGCCACCGGGAGCTTGCCGAGAACCGAAAGAACGCGTGATGCGTCGACTTGAGTTTTGATCATTTGATGACCCTCAAGTGCCACATCGCATCGTCATGGTGTAAAATCTCGACCACAGTCCAAATAACGGATGCGCCGCCAACCTGAACAGGGAAAGAAACCTTGTCGTTATTTTTATTAATGGAAGTGACACCGGCCACGGCATCATTGGCGATAAGAATCTCGCATCCCCGGCTTAGTGAAATGTTTTGATCCGGGCCCTTGGATTCAAGCCGCTCGCGCACAACAATCGCATTGATTGTTTTCGGGGATCCGCCGTTTGGAGTGTAAACAACCGACTCGGCAAACTCATCGCTGTTGAGAAACGCAACCTTCGCGTCATCTTGCATCTTGGACTTAAGCGTCATAGGCTTTTTTCGCCGTTTCTTTTCTTAATTTCTGTACGGGCTTGGCCAAGACGGACTGCCTTTGAAATATCCTTGAGCGAAAAAGCCCCTGCTAGAGCGCCTTCCATAAGAATCGTCCCAGCAAGAACTTCTTCGCCCCGGATCTTCTTTGTTTCGATTAAGACAAGACAGACCTTTCCCTTAGCCATGGGGAAAATCCCCGGCTTAGGATAACTGGCCGATAACCCCGTGTTGCCAGTAGCCATAGCCGACGTTGCGGCTGGCCTTGATGCCGAAAAGCCACTGGTTATTCTTGAACTCTTCCTCGGAGCCCTCCGCGATGCTCTGGACTTGGATACCAAGCGACTCATCGTCCGCTTGAGAAGCGCCATCCAGAAGCTCAGCCTGCCGGATAAAGGGCTTGGCGTTTCCGTCCGTACGGAAGATCGCAAGCTTATCCGTCCAAGTGAGCTCCGGGTTCGTCTCGACGCTGATCCTTAAGCCCGAACCCATGAGTGGGTTGTCTCGGACACCGGAGCCGGTGTTCAAGTTCGCCTTTGTGACGGCCTGCATCGCATTTCCCCACATACCGACCGGCACCATCACGAGGAATTCCCTGGCAAAGCGGTTCATCGGACGGTTCTGGTCGTTCTTCAAGCTGTAAAGATGCTGAATCATCTTTAAGATGACATCAGCCAGCTCGTTCGCCGTGGGGTTTGTGGGAGTGGCGACGTTGAGCTCCCCGAAGTCGCCTGCGGCGAGTTTATTCTTCTGAGAGGGGCTATCACCTTCCTGGTGATCCGTATCGAAGAAAAACTGCCCATCATAGCAAGCCGCCGTCTCGCCATTTTGAACGAGTGTCGTAAGAAGCGTCGCCCAATGCGAGATCGCCTCCTCCACCTGCTCTTTGATGCGGATTCTGATCTGTCCCGTTTTATCGCGGCGGATATCATCCACATCGATCCCAAGCGTGGATTCATAAAGCAGGTTTTCAATCGTCACCCCGTTCACGCGGAGGCCTTTCGCCTGTCTTTCTCCGATCCAGCGTCTTAAGGCCGGTGAGAACCCAAGCCACTTATAGTTCTCAAACTGCTGGTTTGAGGGGAAAAGCATACTGATTTTCGGAATCCACGTGACCCCGGTCGCGGCTTCAAGCGCCTCGAAAAACTGGCCGATGACGTCGCGGCTTGAAAGTTGTTTAAGACCCATTTTCATATCCTCCTTGTTTGGTTAAAAATTACAGAGACCTGACCTGAACGCCCTCGAAGTACACGACACAGCGCGTACCCGAAACCCAACGAACGACCTTTCCGATGGCCGAGTTACCGGCCGAGGTGAGCGTGAAGGTGTCGTCATCCGACGCGTACACCGCCTCTCCCACGTCGGCGGCCGATGCCACGCCGGTCACGTCGAGCTCGATCTTCCCGCGCTCGAAAACCTTAACGTTTCGTGCGCTCGCGGCTCCCGCGCTGTTGTCGCAACGCTCCTTGGCAAATCCAAGAAATGGATCCGCCGCCACAAGCGGCCTTGCCAGTCCCGACGCGTTGTCGCCTACAGCGGCACCTTCAAAGATGATGTCGCTTGCGATGACGGGCAGTTCGTTGAAATCCCCGACGCCGAAAGCGCGGGGTTTATCTTGTGCGAGTGTTGCCATTTTTTATTTCCTCCCTTTTTGAGTGTTTAGTTATTTCTTCAGTTCTTTTACTTGGCCGCGCTTCACGGCTTTCACATACGACGTATATGAGCCGAGCGACGAAAATTCCTTTTGAATCCCGGGCTTCGTCTCCCAGTCACGCTTGCACTGTTCCTCGACCGAAAGGTGCGAAGTTTCCGTTCCTTCGCCGCCGTCACCGGGGCCCGGAGTTTTGGGAGCTTGAGTTTCAAGATCCTTAATTCTCTGATCCTTGAACTTCCCCTCTGACGTTTCGAGACTGTCCCCGTTTTCGATGGATGCCTTGGTCAGGGTGCGCATGTTCTGATATTCGGGAAGCTCGGCTTTTGCCAGAATCCCCAGGACACGCTTTCTTTCGGATGTAACGCCATCCTGAGATCCAGCGGTTTTTGCTTCTTTTTGCAACGCGTCTGCTAAATCAGGCCGCTCCGTTTTAAGCGCCTCGAGTGTTAAGCTTTTAAGATCCATTGGTTCGTTCTCCTTTTTGTTTTCCTCGACTCTTATGTTTTGATATCTCCTAAGAAAAGCACCTGCCTTCTCGACCGCTTCCGGGTTTTGAATGAACCTGTCGAGAAATTCAGCCAAACCCGCCGAAAGCTTTACGTTGTCCGGAAAGAACTTTCCGAAAAACCCCTCATTCGCGGCTGGTTCGTCCACCACGTCGACGGATGAAAGTTTGGCGACACGAAGTCTCTCGGGGAGGGGATTTCCGTTCGCATCTTTTTTCGGCGTTTTGCCGTCTGCCTCTAGCTGTTCCTCAAGGTCATATTCCAGAAGAACAACTGATGCCCCGAAAGCCTCCGGGTCGTTTTCGGCTAAATCCATGACGTAAGTGGCAAGATCCCCGTCCGGCGTTTTGTAAGCCGACTCGTCAAAATAAAGATCGGCGCGGACAACGTCGCCTTCTTTACCGAAATTCTTGACCCTCCCAAGAAAAGTCCCCAAAGCTTCGCTCGACATCATGGGATGTCCGAACCGGGACTTAAGACCCGTCTTCAAACTGTTTCCGGATTCGACGACTTGAAGAAGCGTGGTTTCGTCAATCTCCCAACCCCGCTGGTCTTTGATGAAACCTTTTGTCATCACCGCGAAACCGCGGATGATCCCCTTTTCGCGGTCGACGCCGAAACCTTGCTTGATGCCTCTTGCGATTTCGGTTCTTAAAAGTTCCCGCTTCATGAGGCGTCGCTCCCTTTGCCCGTTTCGCTCGCCGTGCCGACCAGATCGTCTGACCACGCGTCGCCAGATCCGGAACCGAGAATCTTTACGCCGTATTTATCTTCGAGTTCTTTTACCTTCGTCGCTTCGCGGGCGCGTTGCTCCAAGACTTCCTCCCAATCTTTGCCTTGAGAGGCGGCCTCGTCGGCTAAGGTCGAGATCCCGATGTCTATCGCCATCTCAGAGGACTTGGCTTCTTTCACCGGATCCACCCACTGCCAGCCGGGAGCAATCCAACGGGCGCGGCACCAGTCGCTCTTTTTTTCGTAAAACGATTTGGCCGGAAGCTGGTTTTTAAGGAACGCTTCTTCCTGAAGCATGTCCCACGCTGGCTGACAGAGTTTTCTTGAAAGCCATGCTTGACGCACCATGAAGTAACGCCGCGCCTCAAGGAGAGCCGCCCGGGCGCTTGAATAATTTGTTTTCGAGAAGTCTTTGGCGACAATCTCATACGGAAGATTGAGACCCGTTGAAATCGCTCTTAGGATTCGATCAACAAAGGGCTCGAACTGCCCACCGGGCCTGTTGGGATTGAAAGCGGATATGTCCTCGCCGGGGCCCAAGTAATCGATCATGCCCGGCTCGAGTTCCTGAATCCTCTGGCCTTTGGAATTTATCTCGGCGGTGTTGCCTAAAGCCGCCGAATAGTTGTCGTCTTTTTTAATGAACACCGCAAAACACGCGGCGACACGCGCCGCAACGAGCTCCGCCTCCATGTAATCGGCAAGGTCCTTGAAATAATTCATGACCGGCGCGAAGAAAGGAACGCCTCTCGTCTGACCCGGACGGTTCACCCAGTAAAGATGAATAACGTTTTTTCTTCCCGTCTCGCCTACGGCCGGGATGCGCACATACTGGCGTTCGACTCCTCGGGATAAAACGAGATCTCCGGGGTGAGTTTTCCGAATGTAGTAGGCGACCGGCTCCCCGCGTTCTCCTATCTCAACGCCGTGCCGGATGTTTTTGTCGGTTCTTTTATCGGGCGGGGTTTCAAGGCGGTCTGATTCGACGACGTCAAAGGCCAGAGAAAAAGGCCTCGACTTGTCTTCCAACATGAGCGGCAAAAGGATGATTTCGCCGTTTTCGAGAATTTGCCTGTCGACAAGGTTTTGAATTTCATAAAAGTCCATGCGGTTTCCCGCATCGGCGAAGGGGCACCACTTCTCCCAGTTATCCTCGGCCGCTTCTTGAAACGCGGTCGCTTCGTCGTCGGATATACCGAGCTTCTTCGCTTTCACTCGGCTTTGAGGCTTGATCCCCGTGCCTACCGTGTTTGAAGTCACCGTCGTCGTGATTCCGGACGCGTGAGCGTCGTTGCGGTTAAGATCCCGGCTTCTTTCACGCAAGGCCGAAAGATCCGGCAAAAGATCCTCGTCCGCCGACCCGCCGCCTGGCCACCACTTGCCGCGCAGTCTCGTCTTGTCCGCCCCGCGGTATGACCCGAGCATCGCCTGCGCTCTACGGAACGCTTTTCTTTTGTACGCGGCTTTCGGAGAAAATAGCCCGATGAAGCTGTCGATGCTTTTGTTGATGCGTTCGCTTAAGGTTTCTTTTTGATTCATACTGGGTCCGTAAATTTCGCGTAGGTTCTAGCACCATTTGGCGTTTGAGAGGCGACCTCGCGCTTTAACTGGTCTCGCATCTGCCTTAGTTCGCTGAGCGATATGTACTGAAGGTTGCGACCGCCGATTGAATACGACTGGACAGCTCCGCCCGTCAGACGAGCGTTGATTGCGGCCTCGATGTTGTCGAGCATGACTTGAGCGGATACGGCCAC